TGTTTTCACAGCATCCGTACTCCACACGATAGTAGTGAGTCTGCATGGACTGCTTGGAAGAAAACACCGCACACAAGTACACCCCTTGTGAAAAATGTGACCAGCGTTGATTTGGCGACTGGTAAAGCACATGGTACATCGGTGGTAAACAAGGCCATGTGTATAAGCGAACAAATCCGTCAAGCGCACTTGGGGCTTTTTGGTTTTTCAATGTTAATAGGAGTCAATGAATGAACACTAGATTGTCTGGAGAAGGTAGGATAGAAATGACTCTATCCACCCTTGGAGAAACTATGTCTGAAAGTAAACCGATGTTTGATGACTTCTGGAAAATGTGGCCTAACACTCCAAGAAAAGGGGCAAAGGCTAAATGTAAACAGGTGTGGATAAAGTCTTATTGCGACACACAAGCAGACCAAATTATCAAACACCTTGCATGGATGAAAACCACAGAGCAATGGTTAAAGGCAAACGGGGCTTTTATTCCTGCACCTTTGGTCTATCTCAATCAACAACGATGGGATGGCGCAGAAGTGCCTGAAACGCAGATAAAACCACAAATTGACCCTGCCATAGCCAAACTAGAAAAAGACCGCCAAAACGCTATTCCTATGCCTGACCATATTAGGGAAAAACTAGCGGCATTGAGAGGGAGACAATGAATGAGTTGGCTCTTTTCGCAGGTGCTGGTGGAGGAATACTTGGCGGCAAACTCCTTGGATGGAGAACAGTCTGTGCAGTTGAGTGGGAAGCCTACCCAGCAAGCGTATTGTGCGCCCGACAAAATGACGGTCTTCTCCCGCCTTTCCCGATTTGGGATGATGTTCAAACCTTTGACGGACATCCCTGGAGAGGAATTGTTGATGTCATCAGTGGTGGCTTTCCATGCCAGGACATTAGTGCCGCAGGTAGTGGGGACGGACTTGACGGAGAACGATCAGGAATGTGGAAAGAAATGGCTCGCATCATTTACGAAGTACGACCCAAATATGTGTTTGTGGAAAACTCACCAATGCTCACTAGTCGGGGACTTGGACGAGTTCTCGGAGACTTGGCCTCAATGGGGTTTGATGCGAGATGGGGAGTGTTGGGAGCAGCGGATGTTGGAGCAAACCACCAAAGGGACAGAATATGGATTGTTGGAAAAACTGCCAACACCAACTTGTCACAACTCAAAAGAGGGAAATTATCCAGCAGAACATCGGAGAAAGACCTCATCCCTTGCAATGCACGTTGGTGGAAAGATTCATCCCATGTTCACAGAATGGATGATGGGGTGGCCTTTGGGGTGGACAGACTTAAAGCCATTGGAAATGGACAAGTCCCACTTTGTGCCGCAACAGCTTGGAGAATTTTAAGTGACCAAAAATGAAGCAAACCGCCTTTTGGATGAGGTAAGAGATGGAAACAGATTGCACCCCATTGCCAGAATCACCGAAGCACTATGGGCAACAGGGGATTGCGTTAGAAACATACCAATCCACACTCGCCCATTTGGTGAAACTAGCATCAACGAGTGGCTGGAAAGCACAGGCATGGTACAGAGCAAAGGAACTGGAACAGCATCCATTGGGGATATTCAAGGGAATCAGTCAGGAATTGACTCAAATAATGAAAGATAAGCAATGACAAAATATGTTCAAAGATACGATGAGGAGGGTTTTGTCGTTCCTCTTGATGAAATTTACAGATTAGCTTGTTGCGATTGTGGATTAGTGCATGATGTTGTTTGGTCTTACGACAAAAAAACAAAAGAATTGGGCATGGCAGTCAGAAGAAACAATCGGGCAACAGCACAAAGGCGTAAAAATATCAAGGTAAATCAATGATTTACATAGGCATAGACCCGGGCGCAGTATCAGGCGCATTAGGTGCTGTTGACCATGATGGAAACTACTTAGAAGCCTTTGACATAGAGCATAAAGACAAGCACATATTGGCATTGGTCTTCAAAAGTCGAATTCTCAGCATAGTCGACCCAAAAGAAGGCGCAGAGATTTGCATGGAACAAGTCCATTCAATGCCAAACCAAGGGGTTTCAAGCACTTTTACATTTGGTCGGGCAGTAGGGGTTATTTCGGCAGTATGTGAGTTAACCCGATACCCTGTGCACTTAGTCACACCCCAAAAGTGGAAAAAGCATTTCCATTTGACGGCAGATAAAAGCGAAAGCCTAGACATGGCTCGCTACTTATTCCCAGAAGCCAAATTAAGGTTTAAAAAGGATACAAACAAAGCGGAAGCCCTATTAATCGCAGAATATTTAAGGCACACACTACATGGCATCCAAAAGCAGAAAACCGCCTAATGCAAAAGGTCAGGTCATTTTCTACACTGACAAAGAGAAACAAGCCTTAGAGCACATCGGAGGCGGTTCAATTGCTGAAGGTGCGAGGATTTCGATTAGATGGGCGGCACATTTTTGGAATGTAGGTTTGCGCCCTGATTTTGACCTGAACCATGTGGGCATCTGTTTATTTGTTGACGACCCACACGCAAACGATTTATAGGCGGTTTTAAGAGGGTTTTTTGTCTTGGGAATGGTAAGGCATAGGCAGACAAGAAAAAAGCCCCGAAGGGCTTAAAATTGAAAAGTGCTCACTAACTTGTCAGGCAATAAAAAACCGCCCGAAGGCGGTTGAATGTTAGTGGTTGCTAACTTATTAAATGGTTACATAGTCGGGTGCATCTTCCCTTTCCAAAACAACACATTCGATACCTGTTGATTGTGAAATGTCTCGCCTTAAATCTTCGACCATAAACTCAAAAAGTCGAATATCTCCATCATTGTTGTTTAAGGTTGCCAATAAAGCAAAATCCCCATCATCACGAAAATATCCAATTGATACAGTTTTCATTTTTAACACCTTTCATTTTCTGAGAATAATTTTCAACAATAGAGCAATGGTTGCATAAATCATGACATCTCCAGAATTAAGAGGGCATCACTTTTACATTGCTCTACTTGGTCAACATTAAGCCCTTGGGCTATGCTTTCGGCAAGGCGTGAGGCATGATGTGCCCTGTCATCATCGGGCGCAGTAATAGCCAAAATCAGGGCTTGGGTTAGTGCTTGGGTTTGGGTCATGCCTCATCCTCCGAAACATCATATATGCGCCAGTCTGCCAAACCATCATTGTCTACTAGCTCAAATGCACCGCCATCTAATTCACGGGCTATTTCATAGGCTTTTTCCTTATTTTCAGCCTCTATTTCGGTTTCACAATAAACTGTATAGGTTGCTGTCACTTTGTAGGTTTTCATGCTGTCACCTCTGATTTGTTTAGGATTTGCTCAATTTCACGCATTTGGTAAGGGTCAACATTCAACCAATTGGTTTCACCCCTAATAGTGCGGATTTTTATTCTAATTTGCCCGTTTTTTTCATCTACTGAATTAGAGTGATTCAAAGGGAAAGGCAAAGCCTTAAATAATTGTGCATCGATATAGTTCATTTTTAACACCTTTTTAACAGTTATAGAGTTCTGATAATGCGCTGTCTAAATCCATTGCATCACTTTCATATGACATGATGCACGAATCGCCCCACCAATAGCCCTCGACCTGTTTAGTGCGTGTGTTAATCCAAATATTCGGGCCACCAAACGCTACTAATACCCGTGCACCTAAATATTCCTTTTTGCTGTTGACAATGTATTCAATATCTAATACATCTGATAAATAATCGAACGCTGAATAAGGTTCGTCATCCTGACCCAGTTCATCAGGAAAACCATTCTCTAGGTTTTTGATTATCTGCTCAACATGGTCTCTAATTTCTTTTGACATGATTCACACCTATTAAACCCTGCGAAAGTACAGGCCAAGGGGCACAGAATGCCCTATGGTTTGAACTCTTATTGGTTTGCTGTGTTGACTGAGTGAATGGGTAATGAATGAGGGATTAACTCACCAAAACCATTATCAGAATAATAAACCAAAACCTCTTTAGTGATGTAAACCGATGGCCTCCAGATACACCAAAAACCCAAAAGTGTTTGCATAATCAAAGCCTTTCAATTATCAAAATAAGAGCTAACACAATGGCGGCAAAGCCACACACACCAAGCACGATAGAGTCAATTTTGTCAAACATGGTTAGCTTCCCTTGCTTTAATCTGTGCCCATGTGGGTTTGACTGGCTTAGGCTTAGGCATTGTCAGTTTGCAATATTCTGACCATTCGAAGTCTGTCATGTGCCCGCCGTCAAGCATATATGCCTCGGTTGCATATGGTTGACCAGTCAATAGATAGTCACGATGAGCTACTATGCGCCCATTGGATAGGGTAATGTTTGGTTTCATATCAACGCCTTTCAAAATAGTGCAACAGTGCACAGGTAAGCCCCGAAGGGCTTAACTCTAAACTGTCAATAACCTGAATAATGGTCGCATGACAATGAGCGGTTAGCCCTGTTTTCATTCTCAATTTCAGTCATGACTTCATAGTGAAGTTTCAGGGCTTCAACCTGATTAGCAGTCAGGTATTCGGTTTCAAGGGTATGCAAAGCCAGAGAATAATCTGAGCTTGTAAACATGATTTCATTGTCACCATTGAGAATGAAGCAAGTACCATCTGCATTCTCATGCAGTCGAAACTCTATTGTGGCTATTACTGTATCAATTTCAGTCATGATTCACGCCTTTTGAAGTAGTGCGACAGTGCACTGATAAACCCCGAAGGGCTTATCGCTGGACTGTCAGTCTGTTATCAGGTCAAAGTAGTGGCGTATTCCGTCACTGTCTTTAAATGTAGCGGGGTTTATAGCCTCTAGAATCATGTCTGCAAGGGTTTCACCCATCGAACCATCGCCACTTTCACTGCCCAGATAAATAGCGTTACTGGGGATTGATTCATAAGTTGGAAACTGTTTCATATTCACACCTGTTTAGTTTGCTGTCCAACATCGGACAATAAATACTATGCAAACACCATGCCAAGTGTCAGACACTACTAACCTATTGATTTATAAGGAATTTCGTATTGTGGAAAATCCAACTTGGTGCATTGCATTTCACATCATAAAATCATGCACTGATTAGGTGATGTTAGTGAACACTCTGCACCACTTTGCACCATATAAATAACCTATCGATAATCTGTTATCAATAGTTTGCATTTAATTGTGTTTGTGCATATGCGAATGATTCTCATTAGTGTTCGCATTATGGTACATCGCCCCTATCTACCAACCAAGCACTTGCTTTGTGGAAATAATCCAACACATATGTTAGTGCTTACTAACCATTATGTTAGTAAGTGCTTACTGGGTAGGTTAGTGTGCGCTTACTTGTAAGTGTGTACTTACTTCATGGGGGGGGAGGGGGTAGGTGTGGTGTTGTAAATATTTGTGAACCCTCCTCCGCACACGAGAAGCTAAATCATGCTGTCCAACAAAATAAGCAAGGTTGAATTGGAAAAAAGGGGTAATCAGTGAGGTGTGTCTTTAAGTTTCATTTGGGCGCAAGGCGGCTACCCGATAGCTTGTATAGGTAAAATAATGTTTAACAGAAAGCTGATTAGAGTGTCTGCCACTAGGAGAGCCTACTTCTAGGCTTATTCTGGTTTATCTTGTGCGGCGTAGTCACTACGATGGCATACCAGCTTCCAAGCGGTCATAACAGGGGTTTACAGGATTGCCCTCTGTCGAGTCGGGTAGCAAAACCGACACTCCTTTTGTTGACACTATACTAGAAAATCATCCCATCATCAAATGCTTTGAGAATCTTTCTTGCTTCTTGTTTTGCGCCTTTTTCGTAGACCTTAATCTTCTTGGGATTTGTGACTTTTCTCTTGTCTATCCTGTCTTTTGCCAACTTCTCTGCCAAACCTTTTCCCCAAGATTCCAGTGCTTGCGCTATTTCTTTGCGCTGACGCTGTTTTGCCAGTTCTTCAGGTGTTAGTTGAATTGCCATAAAAAAAGCCCTTTAGGGGTGGCACAGTTGCGCCCCCGAGAACTCCCGAGGCTGTACCACTTCTAAAAGGCTCATAGTCTGGCGCAATCAGACTTACCTCCACTATACAAGAATCTGATTCTCGTGTAAAGTGCGTACTAACTTCCCATTCTGTTGGACAAAAGATGAACGCTGTAGATGCACTTCCTGATAACCTGAAGAAAAAGGGTAGACCTCGTGGCACAGGAAAGATGACCTTATCAAAGTACGCAGACAACCCTGCGGCACTCGTCTTACCCAAGACTGAACAACAGAAAATCAAAGAACTCAAAGAACTCCTGATAAACAGTGCTGGTTCTAATGTTGTCTACAAGGCAGTCGAGATTGCCATGAATGATGAACACCCTGCTCAAATGGCGGCACTCAAACTCTGTATGGACAGAATGCTTCCTGTCTCCTTGTTTGAAAAAGAAGGAAAACAACGCTCCGCTGTCAACATCACAATCTCAGGAATTGGTGGCGTAGTCATTGGTGAAAACCCTATAGAAGCTGAAGATATAGAAAGCAAAGATGTCTGATTTGAACTTCAGTCTCCTCCCTTGGCAACAAGAAGTCTTTGCTGATAAAACAAGGTTTAAAGTCATTGCCGCTGGTCGAAGATGTGGTAAGTCACGCCTGTCAGCCGTTACCCTCCTGATTGAAGGACTCCAATGTACTGCTGGCTCTGCTGTGCTGTATGTTGCACCTACCAATGGTCAAGCCAGACAGATTATTTGGGATGTCTTGATGGAGTTGGGTAGAGAGGTTATTCAGTCAAGCCACATCAATAACATGGACATCACCCTGATAAACGGAGCAAAAATCTATGTTAGAGGTGCGGATAGACCAGATACTTTGCGAGGCGTGTCACTCACCTACGCTGTGCTTGACGAGGTTGCCGACATCAAACCAGAAGCATGGGAGCAAGTCATTCGTGCTTCGCTGTCAGACAAAAAAGGTCGGGCAATGTTCATCGGAACTCCCAAAGGTCGTAACTTTTTCTATGACATTTTTAAACTCGGAAAATCAGAAACCGACCCCGACTGGAAAAGTTGGCACTTCACCACCAAAGACAACCCCCTGATTGACCCAACTGAGATTGAATCTGCCAAGAAAACTCTCTCTACCTTTGCTTTCAAGCAAGAGTACATGGCATCCTTTGACAACGCTGGCTCGGATGTCTTCAAAGAAGAATGGCTGAAGTATGGGGTAGAACCTGACTATGGTAGCTACTACATTGCTGTGGACTTGGCTGGATTTGAGGAAGTTGCCAAACAAGCCGCCAATTCTAAGAAAAGACTAGATCAGACTGCTATTTCTGTGGTCAAGGTGACAGATGATGGGAAGTGGTTTGTCAAAGAGATTGCTTATGGTCGGTGGGACATCAGGGAGACAGCCGCCACGATTCTGCTAAAAATGAGGGAATACCGCCCTTTGGCAGTTGGAATTGAGAGGGGAGCGTTAAAAAATGCAGTTTTGCCATATTTGAGTGACTTAATGCGGAAAAATAATGTATATTCACACATAGTTGACTTAACGCATGGCAACAGGAAAAAGACAGACAGGATTATCTGGAGTCTCCAAGGGCGGTTTGAGCATGGGCGCATTGTGCTGAACTCTGAGGAAGATTGGGATGAATTCAAAGACCAACTCTTAATGTTCCCTGCCAATGGTGTACATGATGACTTACCCGACTCTTTGTCATACATCGACCAACTTGCTGTCACCACATACTTTGAACAAGATGATGAAGATGAGTGGCAACCACTAGATGTAATTTCGGGGATATAAATGGCAACTGGATTATTTGAGCAGTATAAAATTCCAAAAGGCACACTTGAAGAAAAGTATGCCAAGGAAATAAATACGCCAAATACCACGCTGAATGAACTTGTATCGTTGCTTTTAAAAAACAACGCATACCCTAAAACACAAGCAGAATTTAAAGAATTGCCAAATGATGCGTATGGCTCTTTTGATGCATGGAAAAATTTGCTTAGAATAAATTTAGGAAAAGGCGCAACAGAAGCTATTTATCCACATGAATTAAATCATGCTTTAGATGGCGTACTTGCAAATAAAGCTATGTCTATTCAATTGATTCCTAAAAATTTAAGATCAAATGATGAGCAACAGTTTTATGATGCTTTTACAAAATTTAGAGAAGAAACAAAAATGCCTTTGACTGGCATGAATGAATATAGAAAAAGTCCAAACGAACTAAGATCATTTGGGGTAGGAAATTTTGCGACAAATGCTTTATATCCTGTTCAACCATCTTCTCCGCATATTGATGCAACAATGGCTCAAGAAGCGGCAATTATGCGAGACTTAGCTCGCAGACAAAAAACACCCACAGATGAAAATGGAATTTTTAACAGGCTAGTTAACAAAATTTTCTATTCTGACCCAATGGGAAATACAATAGATTCATCTTTAAGGTAGCACTATGGCAACAGATAAACAAGTCAAACTTGAACAAAACGAATTTTATGAGCCTACTGAGGCTGATAAAGAACTGACAGCATTTGTTACCGACCATTGCACCAAATGGCGTGACTACCGAGACACAAACTTCCTCCCTGATTGGCTTGAATACGAACGCATCTTCCGAGGTCAATGGGCTGTAGAAGACAAGACTCGTGAGTCAGAGCGTAGCCGTATCGTCACCCCTGCCACACAACAAGCAGTTGAGACTCGTCATGCTGAAATCATGGAAGCAATCTTTGGTCAAGGCGAGTTCTTTGACATTGAAGACAATATCCAAGATGTGAACGGCAACCCCATCGATGTTGAGTTAATCAAGGCTCAACTGATGGAAGACTTCAAAAAAGACAAAATCAGAAAATCTATCGATCAGATCGAGTTGATGGCTGAAATCTATGGAACAGGCATTGGCGAGATTATTGTCAAAACTGAAAAAGAATTTATCCCTGCCACTCAGCCTATTCCCAATATGCAAGGACAGGCGGCAATTGGGGTCATGGAAAGAGACAGGATTGCAGTCAAGATCATGCCTGTTAACCCCAAGAACTTCCTCTTTGACCCCAACGGTACTTCCATTGATGACTGTATGGGCGTGGCTATTGAGAAGTATGTCTCAATACACAAGGTTGTTGAAGGAATCGAGAGAGGCATCTACCGCAAAGTAGACATCACGCCCACCTACGAAGACACCGATCTTGAACCTACCCAAGAAGTATCGCAGTACCAAGATGAGAAGGTATTGCTGTTGACCTACTACGGGTTAGTACCCCGTGAGTATTTGAACAACTTAGAGGAAAACAAGGACATTGTTGAGTTGTTTCCTGACAATTCCTATGCCGAAGACTACACCGATATGGTGGAAGCCATTGTTGTGATTGCCAACGATGGTTTATTGCTTAAGGCTGAGGAAAACCCTTACATGATGAAAGACAGACCTGTTCTGTCTTACCAAGACGATACCGTTCCCAACCGCTTATTGGGTCGTGGGACAGTGGAAAAAGCATTCAATATGCAAAAAGCCATTGATGCACAGACCCGTAGTCACTTGGATTCACTGGCATTGACCACTTCTCCCATGATTGCGATGGATGCAACTCGTCTTCCAAGGGGTATGAAGTTTGAGATAAAGCCCGGAAAAGCAATCCTTACCAATGGCGCACCGTCAGAGATTCTTTATCCATTCAAGTTTGGTCAAAGTGACCCCAACAACCTAGCAACTGCCAAAGAATTTGAGCGTATGCTGTTGCAAGCCACTGGAACTCTGGACTCTCAGGGTATGGTTAGCCAATCTGCTCGTGATGGTGGTGGTATGTCAATGGCAGTAGCCTCCATCATCAAGAAATACAAGCGTACATTGGTGAATTTCCAAGAAGATTTCTTGATTCCATTCATCAAGAAGGCGGCTTTCCGCTATATGCAGTTTGACCCAGAGCGTTATCCCTCTGTGGACATGAATTTTGTGCCTACTGCCACCTTGGGCATCATTGCTCGTGAGTATGAACAACAACAATTCATTGGTTTGTTGCAGACTTTGGGTGCTGAGACTCCTGTTTTGCCGATTATCCTCAAAGGTATCGTTTCAAACTCTAGTTTGAGCAACAGAATGGAGTTGATTGCTAAGTTGGATGAGATGATGCAACCAAATCCTGAGCAACAGCAGATGCAACAGGCTCAACAGCAGTTGGCTATCCAAGCGGCACAGGCTCAAATTGCTGTAAACACTACTGCGGCTGAGCAAAACAGGGCTGAAGCACAGAAATTGATGGTTGAGGCTCAGTTAATGCCACAAGAAGTACAAGCCAAGAACATGGCGGCTGTGACAAAGAATCTGCCTAACCAAGATGACTTAGCTTCCAAAGAGTTCGATAAGAGAGTTAAGATTGCCGAATTGATGTTGAAGGAAGCTGACATCAAGAACAAGTCTAAGATTGTTGAACTGCAAATGGCAGAGAAAAACAACAAGATTTCAGGCATGGAAGAAGATTTCCTCAACCAATTGACCAAGCAATTAAGTTCTGCACAAACTGGTACTGAATAATGGATGTAGAAAAACTCGCCAAGGAGTTAATCCTTAAGAACATGACTCCTGAACAGCAGATGGCTGTTCTTGAAGGCATTAAATCTACTGTTGCCGAAGCCAAAGAAGTTCAAAAGAAGAAGATTGGCGAGAATGTCGACTTGGTTGTCCAAGCCCTCAAGAAGATTGAATCTGACATTCGTTCTCGGTTTGACGATGTTGGCAATGCCATTGAAAAGCGTGTTGCTTCTATCAAAGATGGTCGTGATGGTATCAACGGCACAGATGGAAGGGATGGCAAAGATGGAAAAGCAGGTCGAGATGGCGCAAAGGGTGATAAGGGTGACGCTGGTCAAAATGGGCGTGATGGAGTGGATGGTGTCGATGGTGTTTCTGTTACCTCTGCTCGCATTGATTTTGATGGTAGTCTTATCATTACATTGTCTTCTGGTGTTGAACTCAATGTTGGTGAGGTTGTTGCTCCTGACCTTGCAGAACGCATCAAAGTCATTACTAATGGTGGCGGCACTTCTCAGTCTGTACTTGATACTCTAGCTTCCCTACAGTCTCAAATTGACAACCTGATTCCTAGTCAGACAGGTAACGCTGGTAAATATCTAACTACCAATGGCACTGATTTATCTTGGGCTACTGTCAGTGGCAGTGGACTGACATATCAAGGTACATGGAACGCATCTACAAACACACCAACTCTTGCGAGTAGCACAGGCTCAAGTGGCTACTACTACATTGTTTCTGTTGCTGGTTCTACTAACTTAGATGGCATTACAGATTGGCAAGCAGGGGATTGGTTAGTTTTCAATGGTACTGTTTGGCAGAAGATTGACCAAAGTTGGGCAACTGCTGGCGCAAACGACAACATCACATCAATGACAGGGATTACAGGTGGTATTTCATCACCTGACTTTATTCAGTTTGATACTGCCGCAACAGTTACAGACGCAACTGGTAAGTTGTATTACAACGCTGAAGATCAATTCCAAACATTGTCATTCCAGATGAATGGCAATCAGATTCAACACATTGGTGAAGAACTGTATTATCGGGTTAAGTTATCTTCAGCGGCGACTAAAGGTCAAGTGCTGATGTTCACTGGTACTCTTGGTGCTAGTGGTGGATTGACAGCCGCACCAGCTACAGGATTGCAACCAGAACAAGCAAGTTATATTTTAGGTGTTGCCGCTGAAACTGGTTCTACAAACGATTGGATTTTTGTCACTACTTTTGGTGAAGTCAAGTCAATCAATACAACTGGTGGAGCAGAAAGTTGGGCGCAAGGTGATGTTCTTTACTACAACCCATCTGTAACAGGTGGTTTGACTAAGACTAAACCAGCAGTGCCTAATGCTATTTGCCTTGTGGCGGCTGTTGTTCATGTTGGCTCATCAAATGGCGTATTGTTTGTTCGCCCGACATACGGCTCTGTATTAGGTGGAACAGATGGAAATGTGAATTTCACATCATTAGCATCTGGCAACACACTGATTTACGATGCTGTAGCTGGTGTTTGGGAAAATGCTTTCCTAACTGATGGCACAGGTATAACCATTACTGAAGGTGCTGGTTCAATCACGATTGCTAACTCAGGCGTGACTTCAGCAGTAGCTGGTACAGGTATTTCTGTGTCTAGCGGTATTGGTGCTGTAACTATCACCAATACTGCTCCTGACCAAACTGTCTCATTGACTGCTGGCACTGGTATCAGTACAAGTGGAACATATCCTAGCTTCACAATCACCAACTCAGCACCAGATCAGACTGTTGCATTGACAGGTGCAGGAACTACCTCAATTAGCGGTACTTACCCTAACTTCACCATTACATCAAATGACCAGTATGCAGGAACTGTTACATCGGTTGGAGGAACTGGTACTGTCAATGGTATTTCTTTAAGCGGTACTGTTACATCAAGTGGAAATTTAACATTAGGTGGAACATTATCAAATGTAAGCCTGACCTCTCAAGTTACTGGAACTTTGCCTGTTGCTAATGGTGGTACTGGAATTACATCATTGGGAACTGGTGTTGCAACTTGGTTAGGAACTCCATCATCTGCAAATTTAGCTTCTGCTATTACTGGTGAAACTGGTTCAGGTGCTTTGGTTTTTGGAACTAGCCCAACACTTACAACGCCAACGATTGACTCTGCACAAGTTGCAACTGTGTCTGGTACTGCACCTTTATATATGTGTAGGGCATGGGTAAACTTCAATGGCACAGGCACTGTGGCTATTCGTGCAAGTGGGAATGTGACCTCAATCACAGATAACGGCACTGGTGACTACACAGTGAATTTCACAACTGCTATGCCTGATATTAACTATTCAGTTGTTTCGCAAGTAAGTAATACAGATGCTGGGACTGGTTTGATGGTTACAATAAATTCAAACGGAGTTGGTCCGACTTATACAACTGCTCCAACAACTACCGCAACAAGAATGCTTTCTTTTGCAAGAGCAACAGGAGCAAATACAGACGCTCCATATATTTGTGTTTCAATTTTCCGCTAAAAGGACAACCATGAACTCAAGAATCATTTTTCCAAATGACGATGGTGTAGCCATCATTGTTCCAGCCGCTGAGTGCGGTTTAACTATTGAGGAAATTGCCGCCAAGGATGTTCCTGCTGGCAAGCCTTACAAAATTGTGGATGTCGCTGACATTCCATCAGACCGCACATTTCGGAATGCGTGGTCTTATGAAGCGTAAAACTGGCCCAATACCACAGCCGCTTGAGGCACGATTTATGAAACATGTTTTACAAAATTCTGAATCTGGCTGTTGGCTCTGGACTGGTCATATTTCTAAAGACGGATATGGCCGGTTTGGTATGCGGAATACTACTGGTGTAGGGTATAGATGGAAAGCTCTTGAAGCGCATCAAGTTTCTTGGAGAATATTTCGAGGCAATCCGCCAACAGGTATTGATGCCGATAGTAAAGTAATAGACCATATTTGTAATAATAGGGCGTGTGTTAAGCCAGAACATTTGCAAATTTTAGGTCGTATTGAGAATGTAATGAAAGGACGCACATGATTACCATCAACATTGACAAAGCCAAAGCCATTGCTCACGACAAGCGCAGAGAAGCAAGGTCTGCTGAATTTGCGCCATTGGACATCAAGGCAACCATTCCATCTGAAGCAACAGCGGCTGAAGCGGCAAGGCAAGCTGTGCGTGACAAATACGCCACCATGCAGACTGCTATTGATGCGGCAACAACTGCTGACGCAATCAAAGCGGCTATGCCATGACCCCAGAACTACAAAAGTACTACGAAAGTAGATTTGAGATGATGGGGATGGATGGTTGGAAGGATTTAATTATTGATATTGACAATATGATAGAGTCACTCAATAATATAAGCGTAATTCCTGATGAAAAGACTTTGCAGTTCCGCAAGGGTGAACTTTCCATCTTGACTTGGCTGAAAACCTTGAGAGAGGTCAGCGAACGAGCCTACGAGGAATTGAATGAAAAGAATGTATGAATTTGTCTGCGAGAGTGGACACAGAATTGAGAGATACTGCGATTATGAGGCGCAAGTAGCTCAATGTGAGTGCGGTGGTTCAGCCAATCGCACAATCAGCGCACCTAGCGTCAATTTAGAAGGTTGGTCGGGTCATTTTCCATCTTCATGGATGAAATTTGACAAGAAACATCGGGATAAATTGGTGCAAGAGCGCAAAACCACAACATAAGCATTTATGCCGTTGTGTCATCCTAGAACCCAAAAGTGGCAGGAAAAAGGAAAAATATGTTGATTGACAATCCAGACGAGATGCAGAGTGAGTTAGACATTGTTGAGCAGAAGAAACTTGAATCAACAATTGAGCATAGTTCAGATGATATTCCTGATAAATATCGGGGCAAACAGTTATCTGACATTATCAGAATGCACCAAGAAGCTGAAAAGCTAATTGGCAAGCAAGCTCAAGAAGTTGGTGAGGTTAGAAAACTCGCTGATGAACTCATTAAGCAAAACCTTGCTGATAAGTCTCAACCTATTAAAGAGGAAGAACCTGAAGTAGATTTTTTCGAGAATCCACAGGCGGCTGTTCGTAAGACTGTTGATAACCATCCTGATGTTGTTGCGGCTCGCCAAGCGGGTCAAGACTTCAAAAAGATGCAGATTCAGCAAAAGCTGGCGCAAGAACACCCTGATTTCGGTCAGATTGTTCAAGACTCAGACTTTGTGAATTGGGTGAAATCTTCACCTGTTCGTATTGGTTTGTACGCTAAAGCTGATGGTGAGTTTGACTATGACAGTGCTAATGAATTGTTGAGCACCTACAAGCAGTTGAAGGGCGTTAAGGCAAAACAGACTAGCGATGCAGGGGAAACCCAACGCAAGTCGAACCTTAAAGCGGCAACAGTTGATGTGGGTGGTACTGGAGAGTCTGGAAAACGAGTTTACCGAAGGGCAGACCTTATTCGGCTGAAGATGCAAGACCCGAACCGCTACGATGCTTTAAGTGATGAAATCATGTCAGCATACGCAGAGGGTAGGGTTAAATAACTTAACTTTTGATTTTATTGGAGTACACAAATGGCAACATCATTTTCCCCCACGAACTCGGTGACTACCACCACAGGCGCAACATTCATCCCTGAAATTTGGTCAGATGAAATCGTAGCCGCCTACAAGAAAAACTTGGTTCTTGCGAACTTAGTTATGAAGATGAACTTCAAGGGCAAGAAAGGTGACACTGTTCACATTCCTGCACCTACTCGTGGTTCTGCTTCTGCAAAAGCCGCTGAAACAGCAGTCACTTTGATTGCCGCTACAGAGTCTGAAGTCAATGTGTCTATCAACAAGCACTATGAATATAGCCGTTTGATTGAAGATATTGTCGAAGCACAGGCTTTGAACTCAATGCGTCAGTTCTACACTGCTGATGCTGGTTACGCCTTGGCTCGTCAAGTTGATACTGACTTGATTCAGTTGGGTCGTTCAGCCAATGGTGGCACTGCTGGTTCTGCTCGTTATGACGCTGGTTTCATTGGCGGTGACGGTACAACAACCTTTGACTACACCGCAAACACCAACACTGGTAATGCGTCTGCTCTGACTGATGCCGCTATTCGCCGCACCATTCAGCGTCTTGATGACAACGATACTCCTATGGACAATCGTTTCTTCATCATCCCTCCATCAAGCCGCAACACTTTGATGGGTTTGGCTCGCTACACCGAACAAGCATTTGTCGGTAATGGCGATGCTATCCGCAATGGTGAAATCGGTAACCTGTATGGTATCCCTGTGTTCACTTCCAGCAATGCTGACTCTGCATCTGCAACAGCCGCTTTCCCTGCGTCTGGTACTGCTATTGCTCGTGTCTGCTTGATGGGTCACAAAGACGCTATGGTCTTGGTTGAGCAAGTTGGTGTGCGTTCACAAGTTCAGTACAAACAAGAGTATTTGGCTACTCTGTTCACATCTGACACTTTGTATGGCGTTGCCGCTTTGCGTAATGCCGCTACTGTGGGTGCGGCTAAGTCCTCATCCATGTTTGCTTTGGTTGTTCCTAGCTAATTGCAGTTGTCCCTCCTACTTCTAGCAATAGGGGTAGGGGGACTTTTTTAACCTAATTAGGAGAAATCAAAATGGCAACCGCTTCAGCAGTAGTTTCACGCAGAGGTAATGATCAGTTTCGGGGCTTGTTCTCCGATACTTGGGCTGTAACAGCAACCCTTGACGCTGGTTCACTAGTCGATGGCGCAGGGGAAACAGATGATGTAACAGTGGCTGGTGTCGCCTTGGGTGACATGGTTATTGGTGCATCTTTGGGTGTGGATATAGTTGGTTTGACAGTTACTGGCTATGTCAGTGCCGCAAACACAGTTAAGTTCCGCATTCAAAACGAGTCAGGTTCTACAGTGGACTTGGCATCAGCAACATTGCGTATCGTTGTTGTACGCATGGTGTAAAGATGGGGGGGCTAGTCCCCCCTTTCTCATTTAAGGGGTTTTATGGCTACTTTTCGTTGTCTTCAATCGGGTAATTGTGTGACTTTTATCCACCAACATGACATTGATTCTATGAAGGGTCATCAGGGTTATGTAAGAGTAGACGAACCAGAAGTAACCATAGAATCTGTAGAATCAGAGACTAGAACAGATACCGCCTTTCGTGCGCCTGTCATTCCCACAATTAAACGCATGGGTAGACCAAGAAAGGTATTAGCAAATGTCTGATATTGACGCCAGAGAATTCGGCAAACTAGAAGCGCAAGTTGAGGCACTCCAAAAAGAGATGCACTCACTTAGTGCAGATGTAAAAGCCTTACTTGAACTTGCCAACAAAGGCAAAGGTGGATTTTGGATGGGTATGACTATCGCTTCATTCATGGGCGGCATCATTACCTTTATTGCTGATCGACTCTGGAAATAAGGAGAACACTATGCCTATGGTTGGAAAAAAGAAGTTTCCCTACTCTGAAAAAGGGGAGAAAGAAGCAAAAGAATACGGCAAAAAGAAGGGTGTTCCTGTGACCATCATGGTTGCTATTGGAAAACCCAAAGGTATGCCTATGCGTGGTGGCAGAACTGCTACCAACATGATGAAGAAATCCTCAAGAGGTAAATAATGTCATCTTTAACCGCACCTATCACACTCCTAAGTGCCGTTGGCGCAACTGGAGAATCTAAAGCTGTGCAAGTCGATACTGGTCAACCAGCATTCTTGCAAGTTTCAGGCATTACATCAGCTACTGTTGCATTGCAAGGTAGTTTGGATGGTACAAATTGGTCAACCATTGGAACTGCTTTGACTGCTAACGGCATCATTACAGTTGCCAATGCTCCCAAGTATTTACGAGCCAATTGCACTGTTTTTGTAACTGGCACAATCACAGCCAAGATCATGTACTAAGGAGAAACCCTATGAAGATGACTAAATCACAGAAGAAGATTAAGAAGGTCATGGGTGAATTCAAGGAAGGTACTTTGCACTCTGGCAAAGGTGGCAAGGTTGTAAAGAACCCAAAACAGGCAGTTGCCATTGCTTTATCTGAAGCTGGTATGTCTAAACCTAAGAAGAAGATGAAATGAAAACTGGCTTGTACTCAAACATTAACGCAAAAAAGGCTCGTATAGCCGCAGGGTCTGGCGAGAAAATGCGTAAAGTAGGTAGCAAGGGTGCGCCTACAGCGGCTGACTTTAAACAGGCGGCAAAGACTGCAAAGAAACCTAAAAAGGTGAAGTGATGAAAACTCCTGCTTGGCAACGCTCCGAGGGCAAAAATCCCAAAGGGGGGTTGAATGCCAAGGGGAGATCATCTTATAATGCAGAAACTGGTGGCAACTTAAAAGCACCAGTAAAGTCGGGGGATAACCCTCGCAGAGCAAGTTTCTTGGCTCGCATGGGCGGTATGTCTGGTGCAGAGTACAAGGATGGTGAACCGACAAGACTGCTTCTTTCGCTCAAGGCATGGGGTGCATCCTCAAAGGCTGACGCAAAGGCAAAAGCTAAAGCTATATCCGCAAGGAACAAAGCGAAGGCAAGCAGATGACATACTTAGAACTTGTAAACGATGTTTTAGTTCGGTTGCGTGAAGCAACTGTTTCAACTGTTTCCGAAACATCTTATTCTTCCCTTATTGGTAAATTTATCAATGATGCCAAGCGTCAAGTAGAAGATGCTTTTGCTTGGAATGTTCTTGGCACAACAATTACTCTAAGCACTACTTCAGGCACATACTCTTATGCCCTGACAGGTGCTGGTCAGAAATTCCAAGTTCTTGATGTGTTGAATGTCACAAGCAATCTACGCATGGAGAACATTGATTTTGCATCCATGAACAGGTTTCAGAACTTCTCGACTCCTGTTAATGGTATCCCTTTTTACTATGCCTTTGATGGTGTTGACGGTAGCTACAACACTAAGGTAACGCTGTATCCTCGTCCTGATGGCGTGTATAGCATCCCATTTAGCCTAACAGTGCCTCAAGCAACCTTGTCAGCAGATGCAACAGTTATTGCTGTGCCTGATGTTTTGGTTTCTCAGAATGCTTATGCTCGTGCATTGGTTGAGCGTGGTGAAGATGGTGGTCTGTCTTCATCTGAGGCTTATCTGTTGTACAAGTCAATGCTCTCTGATTACATTGCTTTGGAAGGCACTCGCTATCCTGAGAATCAGGAGTTTGTGGCAATATGAGCCAAGCAATTCAAACATTCAGCATCTCAGCCCCCGGCTTTTATGGGTTGAACACTCAAGACTCGCCTCTTGATTTGAATGCTGGCTTTGCATTGGTTGCGACAAACTGCATCATTGACCAGTATGGTCGTATTGGTTCACGCAAAGGTTGGTCAAGAGTCAATGCTTCTTCTGGTGACTTGGGTGCAAATGATGTCAAGGTCATCCATGAATTAGTGTTGGCTGATGGTTCTTTGACTGTTTTGTTTGCTGGAAACAACAAGATATTCAAACTTGGAGCAAGCAATGTAGTTACTGAACTTACCTATGGGGGGGGTGGTACTGCACCAACTATTACTGCAAGCAATTGGCAATGTGCATCACTGAACGGCATCACTTACTTTTTCCAAATTGGTCAGAATCCTTTGATTTATGACCCTGCTGTATCTACCACAACATATCGTAGAGTTTCTGAGAAAACAGGTTATGCCGCTACTGTGCCTGATGCTGATATTGTGATTTCAGCGTTTGGTCGTTTGTGGGCGGCAAATACAAACTCTGTTAATGCCACTGTTTATTTCAGCGACTTGATTGCGGGTCATGTGTGGTCAACAGGTACTGCTGGCTCATTGAATGTGAACAATGTTTGGGTGAATGGTGCTGACCAGATCACTGGTTTAGCGGCACACAATGGCTTCTTGTTCATCTTTGGTAAGCGTCAAATTCTTGTTTATTCTGGTGCTACTTCACCATCAACTATGACACTAAGTGACACTGTTGAGGGTATTGGTTGCATTGCTAGAGACAGTATTCAGACTACAAGCACTGATGTGTTGTTCTTGTCAAACTCTGGTGTCAGATCGTTGATGAGAACAATTCAAGAGAAGTCTGCACCTGAGAGAGACTTGTCTAAGAATATTCGTAATGATTTGATGGGTGCTGTGGCTGGTGAGACATTAGCAAACATCAAGTCTGTCTATTCAGAGCGTGAAGCCTTTTACTTGTTGACAACTCCTAGCATTGATACAACTTGGTGTTTTGATACCAAGGCTTATTTGCAAGATGGTTCTGCAAGGGTAACTACTTGGGATTCAATCACGCCTAAATCAATGTTGTCTCGTAGAGATGGAAGTCTTTACATTGGCAAGAATGGTTATGTTGGTTACTACAACACCTATCAAGATTACGATACTGCTTATCGTATGTTGTATTACACAAACCATGCTGACCTTGGCGATCAGAATGTGCTTTCAATCTTGAAAAAGTTATCAACTGTTGTGATTGGTGGAACAAATCAAGTGGTTACATTTAAATGGGGTTTTGACTTCAAGACAAACTACTTGTCTGACAATGCAACGATTCCGACTCAGAATGTTTATTACTATGGCATTGCTGAGTATGGAGCAAATGCCACAACGATTGCTTACTATTCTGATGGTGTTGCGTTACAGACTTTGGTTGTTCCAGCATCAGGCACAGGCAAGGTTGTCCAGACAGGTTATGAATCAGACATCAATGGAACTCCATTGTCTATTCAGAAGATTGAAATTCAAGCCAAAAATGGCAAGATGACTTAAAGGAAAATTATGAGTGACTACACCAAAAGCACGAACTTTGCCACAAAAGATAATCTGTCTTCTGGCAATCCTTTGAAGATTGTCAAAGGTACTGAGCTTGATACTGAGTTCAACAACATTGCTACTGCTGTTGCGACTAAGGCAGACTTGGCAAGTCCTACCTTTACTGGTACGCCCACATTGCCAACAGGTACAGTTGCTGTTACTCAGTCTGCTGGCAACAATACAACTGCAATAGCAACCACTGCTTTTGTTCAAGCGGCAATTGCTTTGTTGTATCCAGTAGGTTCAATCTACACAAATGCTTCTGTTAGCACTAACCCTGCGACATTGCTAGGCTTTGGTACATGGACTGCATTTGGTGCTGGTCGTGTCATGGTTGGTTTTGATGCGGGTAATGCACTGTTTGACACTGCTGAAGAAACTGGTGGTAGTGCAGACGCAATTACTGTCAGCCACACCCATACAGCAACCTCTACTGTTACTGATTCCGGTCACTTGCACTCTGATACTGGCCAAGTACAAGGCTTTGGCTCTACTTCAGGGCCTGATAGCAACCAAGCATGGTCTGGTACACACAATACTGCAACTGCCACAACAGGAATCACAGTTGCAACAACAGTTGCGTCTGCTGGTACAAGCGGCACAAATGCTAACTATCAGCCGTACATTACTGTCTACGCATGGAAGCGCACAGCATGATGATGCAAGACCCTCAATATCGCATTACTCATCATTTTAGTGATGGATTGTATGCCAAAGAGTCATTCTTCACTGCTGGAATGAGCATCTTGAAGCATACGCACAACTTCAGTCATTTGTCGATATTGGCACATGGCAAGGTTGCTGTTTTGCGTGGTACTGAAATTGACATTGTTTCTGCACCAGCGTGTATTGAGATTGAAGCAGGGTTGACTCATGGAGTCAAAGCGATAACAGATTGTGTTTGGTTTTGTATTCACGCCACAGACGAGAAAGACCCGTCTAAAGTGGATGAAATTTTGATTAAGGGAGATTGATATGCCTATAGCCGCCGCCGCAATTATTGGAGGTGCATCACTGCTTGGTGGGTCGATGCAAAGCAGAGCCGCTGAAAGAGGGGCGCAAGCATCAGCACAAGCTCAACTTGAGTCTGCACGAATTGCGGCTGAAGCGGCTAAGTTTCGCCCTGTTGGTGTAACCACTCGCTACGGCACTTCTCAGTTTCAGTTTGACCCTAGCGGTTATCTAACTGGTGCTGGCTACACAGTTTCTCCTGAACTCAAAGCCTATCAAGACCGATTGATGGGATTAACTGAAAGAGGATTGACTGAAGCTGAAATGGCGCAACAACAGTATGCGCCACTTCAACAAAGTGCTCAAGGACTGTTTGGATTAGGTCAGCAGTATCTACAGCAGACTCCTGAACAAGTTGCATCTCAATATATGCGTCAGCAACAGGATTTGCTTGCGCCTAGCCGTGAGCGTCAATATGCCCAGTTGCAAAACCAGTTGTTCCAAACAGGTCGTGGTGGCTTGTCTGTAGGTGCTACAGGATTGCGTCCAAGTGGTGCTGGTGGCTTGGGTGCTACTAGTCCTGAGATGGAAGCGTATTACAACGCATTGGCACAACAAGACTTGCAATTGGCATCACAGGCTCAACAAGCTGGTCAACAGAATGTGGCTTTTGGCACAGGATTGTTGGGTTCAGGCGCACAGTTGATGGGTCAGTATCAAGCTGGTCAAGTCGGTGCTTTGAGTCCATTTACAAGCTATTTGGGTGCTGGTTCTACCATTGAGTCTCTTGGTCAACAGCCATTAGATATAGGCGCACAGCTAGGCGGTCGTGCGGCTACTGCTGGTGCTAATGTTGGTCAATCACTGCTTGCTGGTGGACTTGGTGCGGCAAGAACCCTTCAAAGTACGGCTGGTAGTGGTTTTGGTAAAGCATTGATGGGGCTTGGTGACAATCCTTATGTACAACAAGGGTTAGAGAAATACTTTAATCCTCCGCAACAACAGGCTTTTTCAGATGCTTATCAAGCGTCTATTCCTGTGAATAATTTATCTTCTGGCTACTATTAAGGAATAAATCATGCCATACAAAATTCCAATGGATAGACTTTTTGCGTCTCCTTTAAGTGCAAGTGAAACTCTTGACGATTTAGCATTGCAAGCAGGACAAAACAGAATTACTCAAGCTGATTTGGCAAGACAAAGGTTTGACGAAATTATGGGTAGAAGCAGTGATCTTTCTACTTTTGAGCCAGCAGTATTAGACAATACTCAACTCATACCAAATGCTGAACCATACTCAGCACTGTCAGTAAGACAAGCACCTCCATCTGTTGTGGGAGGAATGTTTAGTCCTGAAATCTCCCGTGCGGCAGAGATGCAATATCTTCAAGGTCGTCAAAAAGAAATGCGTGATCGTGCATTAGCGTTTGCACAGTTATCACCTATGCAACAAGCAGACTATGGCTTCTATCGTGGTGGTCAACAGTTGGGTGATGTTCTTGGTGGTGCTTTGGGTGGACAAGACCCTCAGTTAAAGCTTATTTCTCAGCGTCAACGGTTGCTCAGTCAATTAGATAGAAGCGACCCAGAGTCTTACAAAAAAATAGCATTGCAAGCACAACAAATGGGCGATTCTGAGTTGGCTACGCTTGTTTCTGAAACTGGTCGTAAATTAGAACTTGATACAAGTTTAATTAAACAAAGAGGTCGTGAGGCAAAAGGTGCTGACCCATTCCAACAATTGCTTCGTTCAGGCAAATACACTCCTGCAAGCATGGCAACTTATGAGATTAGCGGAAATGTTGCTGATCTAAGAGAAGTTGATAGTCCAGACAAAGTACCACAAGACATCCAAAAAGCTCGTTTAGTTGCTCAAGGTAAAGGCTTCAAAGAAGGAACGCCTGAATTTAATGCTGAAATTGTTAAACAACTTGAGAAGCCAAGCACAGAACCATCTGTTGGTAGTGATAGAGAAGCTATTGCTAAAGACCTTTTCTTTAAACCATTTTCTCAGCTAACACAAGAACAAGTTAAAGCAGTTAATGCTAAAAAGAAAGCAGATGATGAAAAACTTGCACGAGAAGGTGCTCCAAAAGAAAGACAAGATAAAGCAATTTTGGCTAACAAAGCTAAACTTGCAGAAACTGTTGAAACAGAAGCTTATGGCGCATCTGATCGACTAACTCTTGCTAGAAATCTTAAAACTCTTTTGCCACAAGCATTTACAGGACTTGGTAGTGATGTTGCATTGGATGCAAGTAGATTAGCAGAAGTATTTGGTATAAATATACAAGGGGTTCCAGCATCACAAATTATTGACACTATTTTAGGTGAATTAACAATTGGTGCGGCATCAAACCTTAAAGGCTCTTTATCTGATAAAGATGTAAAGTTCTTAAAAGAAACCATTGGCTCAAGAGGTTTGTCATTACGAACTTTGCAATATGTTGCAGATAGAATTGAAGAAAATGCTTTGATTGATAGTGCTGTAAATGATGCGCTTGCAACTTATCTTGCTGACGAAAAAAATGATTTAAATAAATACAATTTCCCCGCAGAAAGACAAAGAATAACTGAACAAATTAGAAAAGATAAAAAACGCCTTCAAGAACTTAGAGAAAAACAACAAAAATCTAAATAATAATTTGTCGTTATAAAAGGACTCAATCATGGCATTAAAACCTGCTGAACAACAAGAGTTAGAGGCTCTTGAACAACAATATGGGTCTGTATTTGACCCGCCAAAACCACCACCATCATTTGGTCAAAGAATAGGTCAATTTGGTCAACAATTAGGTCAAGCAACAGTACAAGCTTTGCCAGAAATTGGAGGCTTAGTTGGTGGTGCATTAGCAACAGCAACAACACGAAGCCCTATTGTTGGAGCAGAAGCAAGAGCAGGCACAGCAGGGCTAATTAGAGGTTTAGTAGGCACAGGTGCTGGTGCTCTTACTGGTACAGCAACTAAACAACAAATTGAAGCATTTCAAGGCAAGAGTCAGCCATTAACCAAGCAATTTGCCGAACAGTTATCAAACACAATAAATGAAGTAACTATAGATGCGGCAGGAAATGTAGTCTTTAAATTAGGTGGAAGCTTATTTAAAGTTGCAAAAGAAAAGTTGGCTTCCAAAGGTTTATTTACAACAAAAGCCACACCAGATATAGAAATAAAAAGACAAGTTCAGGCTTTGTTGGAAGAAGAAGGATTGGGTGGTTTAACTCGTTTTCAAGTAAAACCAACAGCAATATCTGGAGTTGTTGAATCAGTAGGTAGAGGCGGTATAGCTGGGAAAGGCACATTTGCAAAACTTGAAGAAGCAAATACCACAGCATTGCAAAATAAAAGAGATAAAATCTTAAATGAATTTACTCCTAAAATTATTGATGATGTTGAGGCTGGTAAAAATTATAAAGAGGCAATAAAAGACGCTCAATCAGGGCTAAGTTTAGCGGCTGAAGAAGCTTATGGAGTAATTGAAAGAGCAGGTAAAAATGTCTCTGTAGATGTAAGTCCAATAGCAAATAATGCTTTAGCAAGATTAAAAGAAGCGGCTGATATTTCTAGGTCAGGAACTCCTAACATTGCTTTGGGCGACCAAGTTGTGACTCAATTAAGAAATATTGCTGATTTAAAAGGCAATATAACTTTTACTCAAGCGCACAAATTGCGTTCTGATTTAAATGCTCAATTAAGAGATGTTCAAAATGAATTTGGAGCAAATAGTCCATTAGTGGCTGTATTGACTCAAAATATTAAAGCAATTGAACAAGCTATGGATTTATCGGCATCCAAGTTAAATCCAAAACTAAAAGAGGCTTATAGAGAAACATCAAATTTCTATAGAGAAAGTGTTACTGAGTTGTTCCCAGAATCTTTAGCCAAACTTAACAATAAAACTGTTGAAAGAGTAGGCGATACCATATTTGCTACGGGTAATGTTACAGAAATAGAGCAAATGTACAAATCTTTGGAAAGAGCGCAAACAATCAATCCAAAATTAAATGTGGATGAAATTAAAGGTTCTTTACAAAAAAATTATCTTTCTGGTTTAATAGGAACTGAAGGTCAAGAAACTGCAATTGCATCGTTGTTATCTCTTGATAAAAAATTACAGGATAAAAAATTTAAACGAACATTTGAAGCCGCAATACCTGATGAAGAAATACGAAATAACATTAAAACACTTGCAAATGCCGCAAAATTAAGTCAAGCAAAACCACAAAATACCTTTTCACTTGCTCTTGCGTCTGCCCAAGCCGATTCAGCTCAAAAAGTGTTGTTAGGCATAACAGCAGGTGCATCAGTTGCTGGAGGAATAGGATTAGTAGGGACAGTTTTATCTGCTGGTGGAATTCTTTTGACACCTTTAGCTTTGGCAAAATTTGCAACTAGCAAAGGCGGTGTTAGAGAACTATTAAAAGCAGAGCAAACATATTCTCAGGCACTTAAAGCGACAGGAGAAGAAAGAACAAAGTTGGGTTTAAAAACACTTGGCTTGATGAATGAAGCGTATAAAACGGCAGGGATAACAGAAGAAGACTTGGGTATTGCCAAGCCTGAACAAGCTAATCAAGCCATGACACCTGATGAACTTAAAGAGTTAGAAATGCTAGAACAAAGATTACGCTAAGGACACAAAATTGACCCGATTAGCATTTGCCTCCTTGCCGCAGGACTTGTCAAACAGATTCAAGCTGGCTGTGACTTGTACAAGCAAGCTAAAGAATCCTTCATGGAGGTCAAAAGCACTGTTGACGAGGCTGTTGGCGTTTATAGGGAAGTTACTGGATTTTGGAGTAACTTTAGTAACTTCTTCAAACCCAAGGCAAAACAGTCAACGCCCAAGCCTGTGGCGAAAAAGAAGGAAAAGTTCGTTGCTGTTGACGAAACCCAAGTCAAAGTTGATATTGTCAAGAATCTGACCGAGTTTTTCAGGCTTCAAGAGCAATTAGCGGCACACATAAGGGAAGAAGAAGAAAAAAGTTTGACAGTCTATGACCCTGACCAAAACCACATGGAAGCGGCTTTAAAGAGGGTGATGGCACAGCAAGAGATGGATGCGTTGGTGGTGCAGATTCGTGAGTGCATGGTGTATCAAAGCCCTCCTGAGATGGGCGCACTCTACTCAGAGGTCTTTAGCATGAAGGACAAGATTGATGAGGAGCAAACTCAGGCAAGGTTGAAGCAAGAGGCGACTAAGAGGCAAGAGGCATGGCTACGCAAAGAGGAGGAAAGAAACCTACAAGCAAAGCTAGCGGCAGTGGTGGCGACTTTTATATTCCTCCTTTACCTGTGGATGTGGTTCGTGTTCGTAAGCCATTGGGGGAAGAAGTGATGGGTTGGATTGCGGCTTGCGTACTGATTGCGTTGTTGTTGCCTTTGATGGCATTTCTTTATCTTGACATCTTGGAGACTAAGAATGAGGCTAAGGCTCAGGTTGAAAAGGTTGAGAAGTTGAGAAGACAAGTTGAACAGAAAGACAGGGAGAAAGAGAAATGAGAATAGTTTGCTTGATAGTGTTGGTTATGTTGTCTGCCTGTGAAGACAGATTTCGTTACCCTTGCCAAAACCCTGAGAATTGGGAATTTGATGAATGTAAACCCCCTATTTGCACTGCTTCAGGTACTTGTCCAGAGCAACTTGTAACAATTGAAAAGGAGAAAAAGTGATGCCAACAGTCGGATACAAACCAAATAATCGCCTTACCGCTGATGAAATCGAAGTCAGGGTATGGGCGTTCGTTATCGTGGTCTTAGTGACCATTCTGTTGAGTTCTATGGGTATGTTCTTGTACTCAGTTTCATTTGTCACCCAACCCATGAATGGAATGGCGGCAATTGATAAGGTCTATACGCAACAGATTTCAACCATCATGGTTTTCATCACTGGTGTACTTGGTGGTGTAGCTGGTCGTTCAGGAGTCAAGGCGATAGCTTCTGCTACTGCCAAGGCTGAATCAATCGACAACGATGAGCCGCCCAAGCCATGACCATCTTCAACCCGTATGTGCTTCTTGGCATCGTCTTAGCGGTGCTGAGTGCCTTTGGTGGTGGGTACTGGAAAGGCTCAGAGGATGAGATTACTCGTCAGCAACTTGAGATTGCCAAACTTAATGCTGAAGCTAGGCAGAAAGAACAGGCACTGACAATGGCAGTCACACAAACCGCAACAGCTTTAAGGACATCAAATGAAAAGGCAAGACAGATTTCAAAAGAGCGTGATTTGGCTATTTCCTCTGGTGCTTTACGGTTGCGGATTCCTGTCAAAGCAACCTACTGCCCCGTACAAACCCCCACAGATACCGCCCCTGCCAGCGGAGATAGCGGTCAAGAGAGAGCCGAACTTGACGCAGAGACTGCTCGATCTCTTGTCTCCATCACCGACTCAGGAGATGAAGCAATCAGACAACTCACAGCCTGTCAGCAAGCCTACGAATCCATCTACAACACCTTGAAGGAAAAACCATGAACTTATCAGCCAACTTCACCCTGAAAGAACTCACAAAGTCAGACACTGCCACTCGTTTGGGTCTAGACAATACGCCTGATGATGAGGCATTGGAGAACCTGAAAACCTTGTGCGAGAAGGTTCTGCAACCTGTTCGTGAGCACTTTGGTAAGTCGGTGACTGTGAACTCTGGCTATCGTAGTCCTGAGTCCAATGCCGCTGTAGGAGGCTCTAAGACCTCTGACCACTGCAAAGGCCAAGCCGCTGACATTGAGATTACTGGTGTTGCCAATGCTGATCTGGCTCAGTGGATTATGGACAACTTGGACTACACACAATTGATCTTAGAGTTCTATACCCAAGGTGTCCCTGATTCTGGTTGGGTTCATGTGTCTTATGACCCAAACAATCTCAAGAAACAAGAACTGACTGCCACCAAGATAGCTGGTAAGACCACCTACCTCAATGGCTTAGTTGCTTAATCGTCAAAGAAGTGGAGGAAGACCCATACACCAAGTATGAGTACACCTCCACCAATTGCCAAAAGTGTGATTATGCTAAGTACATTTTCAATCATGTTTAAATCTCCATTCACGCTCGTTGCGTCCTGATTTTGATTTGACTGTGCGTCCTGTCAACTCAATTAAGTTCATATTAGACAACTCGTTTAAACGCCTTGCAACCTGATTAGACTCTAACCCACTATGTTGGGCTATTCCATCTTTACCAAGTGAGCCATGAGCCTTTAAAGTGTCCACAATCATGGAGAAGTGCTTAGAAGCCAAGTCTTTAGCAGAATCAGCGGCTTCATAACTGGTTGTTGGGTCAGATGTTCTCACCCGATTAAAGATAGGCAAGTCAAAGAACTTCTTTACGCCACCACCAAAATGTATATCGTCAAGTTTTGTCATCATTCACTCCTGTTAAGTTAGTGGGTACTCACTTACGCTTTCCCCGTTGTTTTTACTGGTTTTTTAAGAGGTTTTCCAGAGCCTCTCAATTAAAAGGTATATCTGAATCCATGTCCTCAATATTAGCTTTAGGCTTGCTTTGAGTCTGTGCTTGTTCTTCTTTAGGGCTGACTGCTAGTCCCATGAACTTGCCGTTCTTGCCATCTTTAATCCATGCTGACAACCAGAAGTCCTGTCCATTAACACGAATGTTGCCTTTGTAATGAGGATGATTTTCTTTTTCTTTCTTGTCGTTCTTAAAAAGCACACCTGAGTTATCACGCAGTTCCATATTTACACCTTAATTTCATTGAGTTTTTTAACTTTGTCATCCACTTCTTTGAGAAACTGGACAACCTCACTTTCCAGTTCTGCAATGTAAACATCATTGCGCTGGATTCTTTGAACAAACAGTTGTAAGTGTGCTGGCATTCGTGGGTCGAAACTCACAAAGTCACACCAACTTCTGTTTGCACACGCCATTTGCCACTGCATTTGGTCGTAATACTTCTTTGCTGGCTCACCACCAAGAATAGTGTCGATATGGGTTGAAGTGTTTGGACACTTAATCTCTAAGCATCCATCGTCACTAATCAAGCCATCAGGAGAGGCGGCAGACATAGCAATACTTGGATGGTCAATAGCACCTACCTGATCGACTGTATTGCCTGTCTTGACCTCGTATGCGGCTCTAGCAAAGGGTTCGTTCTCGACACCCCACTCCATAGCGGCATTTGAGTAAGACTCTCCGACTTGGTTAGTCATGCGTTCGACTACCAACTGTGCCATGTAGTTAACTCTGCTTGTGCTGTAGCCTGTCTTTGTCTTAGCAACAATGTCAGAGATACGAGAAGCAGTAGCTTTGCCGCATCTTTGCTGAAACCATGCACTTGAGCCTTGTTCAATATCGCTCATGCTTCCCTCGCTTTCATCATTGCGTCTGCCATTTCGTAAGCGTGAATTGCCCGACTGTAATCTGTGCCACTGGCATTGCGTGTTTCCATTGCTTGCATAGCCTTTGCCGCAAAGTAGTCACGAAGGCTCATGCCTGTTACATGCAAACCAAGAGTCTGTGCCCCGTGGTTGTGTAGCGGAAATGCTGGTGGGTTGTTCATTTCAATGCTCCTTTACGCTTTTCTTTTGCATCAATCACTTTTTTCTGCCAAGTCTTATCAGAACCGCAAGCACTGTAAGCAGTGGTGTAAACATCTTTCAACTCCTCAATGGTGGATGCCGCTTCAATAGCCGCCAAATGGTCAATCATGCTGTTTACATCTATGTCTGAACCCTCACCTTCAGGCAAGTCTTCTCCAGCATAGATATACAGACCCAAACCATGTAATGACAGTGCTTTGGTCATGCACCGCATGATGGCAGTGTTGACTGCAAATGCGTCAGGATTAAGGATTGCTTTGTTGCGAAAATCCATTACTGGAAGTTGGCAAGTCACTGATTTGCGAAACATTGTGACTGTGACGAACACCATTGCAGTGCCGTTTATATCCATGTAACACTTGTCGTTAAACATTTCAACTCTGAAAGTGGCATCTTCATCAGCTTTGAGTGCTTCTGCCCATGCCCACGCCCATGAAAGATATGTCAAATTGCCTTTTTTCTCAGTGTGATTATTGACATTTGCTGACAGCAACTTGTTGATTGCTTCTTTTCTGTCAACCAAATTACCCACTGTTAACACCTTTTCTTGATTCATTCCTTGACTCCCATCACATCGTTAAAAATATCTATCGCCTCTTGATTAACTGACCACATTGCCAACAGCGTCAAATCGCTGTGTATCTGAGCAATATCGTTATTGAACCCTACGAATTTTTTGTGTAGGCACTTGTCCTCCAGACTCTTTGTCGTTCGTTCTATCCGCATTAGGATTGTTGAATAATCCAGCATTGTTTACTCCTGTTGAATGCTTCTTCCATGTATCCTGAACATTTGTCAGGGCTGAGTTCACATACCCGAATGTTGGGTCGGTGATGAGTTTGGATGGCATAACCACCCGTTGCGTCTTAGGTTGTTCTTTCACTCGCCTAGCCGCCCTTTTGAGCAATCTCTGACGCTCTTTCAAACTGAGTGTAGGTGTCCAAATCTGAAAATAAGATAAAAACCGAGTCATCGCAACATTGATCTGTTGGATTGCGAGGTTTAATGCAGAACGCACAGTAATACTCATTGGAATGCTCCTCAATGATTCTCTCTAAATTCAGCTTAGTTTTCATTGCTGGCCTCGCTGGTGTAAGGGTTGATTTTAGGCAATTTAGGCTTGTTGTGTTCAATAGCCTCACGATGCAATTCCATGCGATAAAAACGCCAGAGATTAAGTTCTTCTTCACTATCAACCCAACGAGTCAATGGAATTTCTAATGCTGTTTGTGCAAGTCGTTCTGCTTTGAGTTCGACTCTTGACCGAACCATGTCTGCAACATCAGCCCATGCGTTTGATTGGATTGCTTCAACGATAGCTTGGCTATCGCATATCGCATCTGCAACATCTGAGGGGTTCAGGTCTTGCAGTGCCATCCATTTTTCTCTCTCAAAATCCATAATTCACTCCTGTTAAAAAACCTATCAATGTGTGTATTCTGTCAGACATTATCATAATTGATATAGGGAATTTCCCTAATGCACTTATGAATATCTGCAAGTGATTTGTTAGTGAACACTTTGCCGCAACCCAAGCAAATCCAAGCAATTCCCATCTTGACTTCGGTTCTGCGCTTACCGCTTTCACCTCTTTGTCTACCAAAGAATGTCCTGATTTGCTGAATCATTTTTTGCCAGACAGGGCTTTAGAGTAGATGAACACTTGGTTCTTGTCATTGATGTCGCCTTTTTCTTGACGCTTCTTGGCAAACTCCTCACCTTGTTTAAACCGCTTCATCTTAGTGTCTGTCAACCAGACCGATGGCTGACCTTTGTAGTCGAATGCTGTCTTCACTTTTTATTCTTTCTTGCTTGTAGTGGATGATGGCCTTGAATTTCTTTTTCTCTGATTTGTTCTCTGCGTTTCAAACCAAGAATTTTGCCATTATTTATCATCTTCAACTCAGCATCTCTTGTCCAGACCGATGGCTGACCTTTGTAATCAAATGCGTTCATGTGTTCTCCTCGGCATAGCCGTTCTTTTGCTTTAGTTTGGATTCAATGGCTCTAACAAAACTTCCTGTGTTATGTGTACCCCTAACAATTTCTGAAATATCCTCATCCGTCAGTCCCTGCCATGTGCGTTGTGGTGGTGCTTGCATAGAGTATTGACATACACACCCTTGCAATATGCTTGAGTGAAGACCCGCTACCTTTCCGCAGTTTGGACAAGTGTTCATGCGTTCTTCTCCTTCAACCTAGCCTCCGCCCACCACACTGCTGACTGCCATGCTTGTTCAGTTACCCAAGATTCTTTACAGCCCTGTGCAATCTCCTCATCCGTTAATCCCTGCCATGTGCGCTGTGGTGGGGTGGCATACAAGTCGTCATCGAGGCTTACTTGTTTTCCTTTATGCACTTTTACCATGATGTAGGGGCTACCCTCAATGAAGCCAACAACTTCACCAATTGGGTCAATGTCGTCATCCCATTTAAGCAAGGTTTCCAACGCCACAGGCTCTTGCTCTGGCTGTGCCAAGGCTTCTTTGATGGCGGTGATAACTTCTAACTGGCGTTCAATTGAACCCACCCATTCGCCAACATGTACAGTTTCAACAAAATCAAGCGCCAGCTTCAGTGCTTCTTGTGTCATGTGTTCATCTCCATTGGTGGTGTGCAAGTATGAATGCTGTCAATGCCACCCAATCGTTTGCCGCATCGTGAGCAAAAGTTCTGCTCTGTGCGCTGTGCCAAGGCTTCTTTGATGGCAGCTATGGCTTCCTCCGTTTGTTTATTGATTGGGTCAACATCAAAACAACCAGAATAATAGCCATCCATGCAGTACACCAATCCTCCTTTAGTGCCAGTTCCGTTGATAAGTTGGTCGTTTGCTTCCAACGCCTCAAGCGCCATGCGTAATGCTTCTTGTGTCATGCTTGCTCTCCTCTGGCTCTGATTCTGTCTGCGGCTTCAGATAAACCATCCCATTGCTCAACAGTACCCGCTTCTTCACACAGCTTTGCACAGGCTTCTCTTTCAGCCAGCACCCAATCATCTCGACTGCCAAACATAATCCTGTCTCTCACTTCTTGAGCTACAAGGTTGGCAAATTCTGTTAATGCGTCCATGTATAACCCATCACGATTGCCTGTTGTCACAAGGCGGCATTGAATTGCAAACCGAATGATTTCATCTTGTGTCATTCCTGTACCCTCCTTTTATGGCTCTCTATCAACATCTGCTTGAGCCACTTTGATGCGCCAAGCCGTTTCCATTCCTCATACTGCCATGTGGTAAGTTTTGCTCCAATTTGCTTTTGTGTTGTGGTCAATTCTGATTTTGGTCTAGGCATTTCATATTCCTGATGTAAATTGCAAAACTGCTGATGGTATCTTTACCAAAGCCTGTCATCTTCTCAATCTCGACTGCTACTTCTTCAAGAATGTCATTCCTCAGTTCGTCATAGACCTCTTGTTGTGTCTTCCATTCAGACATAGATTCCTCGCTTTTCACAGACGGTTGCATAGTTTTTTGCCTTTCTTTTGTGAAGCCTGATACAAGCCTTCAAGAGACTTTTCTTCTTGCTGATGACTTGGATGCTCTGTGATTGTGGTGATGGTGTCAAAACATGGTTTATACCCACCAGCAGGGCAACAATGAATGCTATGCGCACAAAGGCTTCAGAGAATGTCATCATTGTCATTCTCCTCAATCAAGCGCAAGATTTTGGCAAAGTCAAAACTAGAGAGTTCGTCCGTGATGTCAACCCACTTGCCATCAGCAAACTTTTGCAGTTCAAACTCATATTTTTTGTAAAGTCCCTCTTTGGGGCTGTAATCTGGGTCGTATGACCACTTAACCCTCAAATCCCATTCAGTCTCTGGTAGCTTTAAATCTCTCAATTCATCTAAACACATATCGAATTTCATACACGCCTTTCAAGTTGTTGAATGGATAATGTGCAACACTATTATTCTGTCGTACATTAGGACATACCCTTATTGTCAAACATTAAATTGATTGTTAAGGTATGGGCATGGCTAGACACAAATCGGAAATCACAGGAAGCCCACTCAAAATCGCCACCAGAGTTACTTTTGACCAATGGTTAGAGTTTCGCAAACTTGGCGGTTCTGTTTGGTTGAGAAACTTACTCAAGAATTCGATGGAGAATCGAAAGAGTCAACAACAGGAGAAAACATGAAAAAAGTCATTATTGGCGCATACTTAGCACTTTCTAGCTTCACATTGTGGGCGGCTTGTTCAACACATACTTACTATGCCAATGGTCGGTATGTAACATGCCAAACCTGTTGTTTTGGAAACAATTGTTCAACTAATTGCTATTGACAAACCCAAAAAGTTTGTTAAGATTCGTTCCGTTGCCGTGAGAAGCAATGAAATTAGGCCACTTAATTCTACTCTCGCCCTTGGTTTTTACTTTAGGGTTCTCACCGAGGGTAGAGCTAAGTGGCTTTTTTTTTATGTTTTCACAGCATCCGTACTCCACACGATAGTAGTGAGTCTGCATGGACTGCTTGGAAGAAAACACCGCACACAAGTACACCCCTTGTGAAAAATGTGACCAGCGTTGATTTGGCGACTGGTAAAG